ATACTCGACCGTGCCAAAATTCGTTTCTTCTCTACACTCCAAGCATATGCCATTAAGTTCATCGCGCTGGACTATGTCCGTCGCCAGGTCCATCAGTTCGGTGTCGTGGTGGGCCTTAAGGCTGCGGTATCTTTTGCGATCGGCGTCGTTTAGGTGCGCGTCCGCGTCCGGTGCCGCGGGCGCGTCTAGGCCTAGCGCCGTCATAGTCTCGGGATCCGTCGTGCCGTAGACTTTCGCGGCGTACTTCGAGACTCGCTTCGTTCGGTTGTGGCGCGTCGTGCGTTTTTGTTCGGCCTTGTTCATAGCTTCGCCCTCCATTGATTTGATGACCCCATTTTATAACCTAGCTAGGGGTAAAGTAAAGCGTAGGCGGTGCATGTTTCGGCCATCTTTTGGACCGTCGTTGACCTGGCCGCCGCGGTGTCTTATCCTTGTGCGGATGGTCCTGAGCTCAGGACGATCTAGGCGCGGAACACCGCAAGGAAAGCTTGCGGGATGCCCTAAGCCCGCTGCTAATAGCAGACGGCTCCAATCATGCTAAGCGCGACCGGCATGAAGTGAAAGCGGCCCGCCTATCCTATAGGTCGTGCTGTGCGCCCGGCACAGGACGTTCCTTATTCCGGGTCATGTTTCCTGTCAAGGTCGATCGCTTCGATCGCGTTCGGTTTGCCTTGACAGCTCCCCATTCACTACACTTCCGCTTGGGTGTCGAAGAATGAGACCCCATGCCCAACGGCGAGTGATCTCCGGCTCTTCCTACTACTAGTAAAGCGAGGACACAATGAATTCTGATCCTACGTCATATGGTCTTGAGCCGTTAGACGATCTGGACGCGGTCCAAAAGGCCACGTGGAACCGGCAAAGCGCGTTCCTTGAAGCGTACGAGTCAAGAGGCCGGATAACAGCATCAGCAAAGGCGGCCGGATGTAGCAGGGCGGTGGTCTATGTTTGGCAAGACAACAATACGCTGGCCTTTAGGCGTAGGCTTGAAGAATCGAAAGCTATCTTCCGGGAAGAGGTACTAGAAGCGCCGATGTTTCAAGCCTTGCTAGACCCAAAGGCGCACCCGTTGTTGCGTATCTTTGCATTGAAGGCACATTGGAGAGAGAAGTACGGTGATATAGCAATGGACACAGATACGGCAGCAAGAGAGACTATGGCTAAGATAAGACTGTTAAGAAGGGAAGAGAGGAAGAGTAGTAGTAAGCAGGTGGCAGAGGAAGCAGTGAAGGTTGTGGGGTTAGACTAGAGGGGGTATGGCTTAGAGGTAGAGCGGGTTGGTTGAGGCCCACCAGTACCAGAGTTTTTTTATAAAAGGGACGGGGTCGTGGGTTTAGGAGAGGGGGATTGGGGTTTTGAGAAGGCGAAGGGTAGCGAGGTGGAGGTAATCGGGGTTGAGCTCGACTCCGATGGCTAGTCTACCTAGTTTCTGGGCTACGACAGCGGTAGTACCGGCACCTGAGAATGGATCTAGGACAGTACCTTTTGGGGGGCATCCTGCGAGGACACAGGGTTGGACCAGTTTTTCGGGGTAGGTAGCGAGGTGGGCTTCTGGGTAGGGTTGGGTAGGGTTGGGTAGGGATCTCCCATACGGTACGTTTATTACGGTTGTGCGGCATTGTACCTAGTTTAACCACGGCATCAGCGTAGAGGGCCGGTTCTTTTATCGCATCGGCATCGTAGTAGTATTTTGGGTTTTTGGTGAGTAAGAAGATAAATTCGTGGGACCTGGTGGGTCGATCGGTCACGCTCTCGGGCATGGGGTTGGGCTTGCTCCAGATAATGTCGGAGCGTAGGTACCAGCCATCGGTCTGAAGGGCGAAGGCGACCTTCCAGGGCATCCCCACGAGGTCTTTTGGTTTGAGGCCGGGGGTAGGTGGGCGAGCCCGTGCTCGGTTTTCAATACTTGTCTGTGACCAGTGTTGGGATGTGGGGTCAGCGATTCGCCTGTCGCCCCCGGTACCGGAGGCGTAGCTGTCACCCAGGTTGAGCCAGAGGGTCCCGTCGTCACGCAGGACACGGCGGACCTCGCGGAACACCTCGACGATGTGCTCGACGTAGAGCTCGGGAGTGGGTTCAAGGCCGATCTGATTATCGACTCCATAATCACGCAGGCCCCAGTAAGGTGGGCTGGTTACCACGCAGTTGACGGAGAGGTCTTCTTCAATCTAGGGGGAACTTTTTAGTCCATTTGCCTTTGTAGACTTTGAGGTTATCGAGGTGGGTATTTTCAAAGTAGGGGTGTTGGCAATTGGAGCAATGGTAGATAGGTCGGCCGGTAGAGGAGTCACGTAGGAAGGTAAGGGGATGGTTGGGACAGGGGCAGATTTTAGTCATTGGATAGTTTCCATCCTATTGGGGTATTTGAGGGGTTACGAGATACGGTAATAGAGTGTTTGTTTTCGCAGGAATAGCGTTTGGAGTTCAGGCCTAAATAGCTTTTGGACTGGATGGTAAGCATGTCACAGGTGGGGCATCGGTAGCGGTAGATGACACCGGTGGAGGCAGAGATTACAAGGGCTCTTACTTTAGAGGTTTTGAGGTCCGGGTCGGTTCCTGTGTAGGGAACGGTGATAGATGGGTTTGAGTAGGGGGATGGGGTAGGGAAAGAGGTGGAGGAGGGTAGTTTGGGGTAGGAGTAGTGGCCGCACTGGACGCAGGCGGAGTAGGTCCCGTGGTGGTCACGGGATTTGGTCATAGATCCCTGGCATCTGGGGCAGGAGGTCATTTGAGGGTTTTTATGACCTCTTCGATGTCTGAGGGACGCCAGAGGTAGGACTCGACCGGGCAGTCAGAGAGTTGGGAGAGCCATTGGAGCTGGGATGGGCTGGGTTTGGAGCGTTTGGAGTCGGTCTTGAGCTCTGCGAATATAATCCTGGGAGAACGCACCATCGCGCAGTCGGGGAAGCCTTTTGTAGAGTGATCTGACCTCCAGGTGTGATAGTAGAGCCAGCCAAGGCCCTCGGCCAGCTTCTTTATGTGGGACTCCCACTCGGCCTCTGTTTTAAAGAGCTTCAGGCTAGATGGGTCTATTAGATCGACCATTAGTAGTGTCTGCCCTGGCTATGGGCCGGTACCGAGGGGTCTGTGTAGCGGTTGTAGCGCTTGGTGGGACGGCTGGCGAAGCGTCGTGTGTTCTTTAACCAGTTCAAGAAGGTCGATCGTATCTTGGTGCGGCGCCGGCCCTTAGCCGTAGAAGTGAGCCACTCCAAGCATTTTACAGCCTCTGCCTCTAAGTCCACGTCGCTGAATCTTTGCTCCACTAAGGATACGAAGTCTTCGTTTGCCTCGAACTTAGGGTGGGCGCTCAATATACCAATCCACCCGGACTCTTGGATCATAAATTCCTCCCAAAGGGTACGGTTCATAGGGAGCCCCCCTTACCCCCCATTGATTTGAAGGTAAGAAAGGTCGGTTCACGCCCGGTCTGAGCCTCCGCCTGGGCTGGAACTCTGCTGTGCAGAGGACGGATTACGCACTCGTTATTTGCGGGTGGCGTCGTGCGCTAGGACTCCGGATTCCCCCCTACGCCGTTGACCACGTCCCGTCCGAGCAGTTTTTGATCGGACTTGCTGCAAAAAGGTCCTGTGGTCTTTTGGATATCATTGATTCTTAACAAAGCAAAAAAAGACCCCGGCCAGAAGTCCATAGAGAGGGTATGATCACCGCCCGCAGCCTGACCGGGGTCTCTTGGATTATAGCAGAACCAGACGGTGATCATTTCTGTATCTTGGACTGCTTTTGTGATTCTGTCAACCCCTGCGCCTCGTGGACTTTGAGCGCCGCCTCGTGTAGGGTTCCCAACAGAGGCCCCATGCCCGTATGACACTCTTAGAAACTATCCCCGACCTGAACGACCTGTCTCTCATGGAGCTGCTCTCACTATGCCCCCCGGCACCCAACGAGCACCAGTGGGAGATCCTTCAGTCCGAGAAACGCTTTTTGCTCGTCTCAGGCGGAGAGCAGGCGGGAAAGTCCCTCACCGCGTCCAAGTTTTTGGTGCGTAAAGCCTTTGAGGACGATGAGGACAACCTCCTCTACTGGCTCGTCGCAGCAGACTACGACAGGACACGGGCAGAGTTCGACTACATCGCAGAACACTTCGCCGCCCTGGGATTCCTTGCAGAAGTCTCAAAAAGAGTCGATCCCGGCCGCATTACCCTCAAGGACGGCACCCGGATAGAGACCAAGTCCGCAAAAGACCCCAGAACCCTCGCCATGAGAGCGCCCCACGGTATCGTCGCCTGCGAAGCGTCTCAGCTAGACCTGGAAACCTTTCACAGACTGTCCTCACGCCTCGGCCCCCGCAGAGGCTGGCTCTTTATGTCCGGGACACTCGAAGGCTCACTCGGCTGGTACCCGGCCCTCATTACCGCGTGGCAAGGCGGCTACGGAGAGCAACAGTCATTCAAGCTGCCTACTCCTACGAATACCGCAGTATATCCTGGCGGATACGACGATCCCGAGATACTCAGGATGAAACGCGAGTCCTCGGACGACTATTTTTTGGAGCGCATCATGGGCGAGCCCGTGCCGCCCCACGGACTGGTCTTTGCCTCGGACTTCAGGCCCGACGTCCATATCCGTAACGTCGAGTACGAGCCTGGGAACAAGGTCTATATCTGGGAGGACCCCGGCTACGGCTCCGACAGCGCCCACGCTATGGAGATCGCACATATCATAGACGGGCAGGTCAGGGTATTCGACGAGATATACGAGAACGGGATGATACTCTCCGATTTGATATCGATTGCCATGAGCCGGCCCTGGTGGCGGGAGGAGAAACACGTAGTCTCCGACCCGCACTACAAAGACCAGCACCATGCCCACAACTCCGTCTCGGAGATATGGTACGACCTCACCGGCCTGACCGTCTGGGGCGACAGGGTACACATCCTGCCCGGTGTCGAGCGTATGAAAACCTTCTTGAAGCACGATCCTACCAACGTCCCGCGTATCGTCTTTAATCCCCGCTGCAAAGGGATTCTTTCCGAGTTCGGCGCCGGTACGTCGCCCTTCCCACAGTTCGAGGGACAGATACGCGCCTACCGCTGGAAGACCGACCGGGACGGCAACGTGGTTGGCGAAACGCCCGATGACCGCTATAATCATGCTATAAAGGCCGTGACCTATGGCCTCGTGGAGGCGTTTGGCTACGTGATGAAGAAGGACCTCGCATCCAAGGTGAAGGTCCAACGCTGGTAGCCTGAGAGGCCCAAGTGCCCGGACCGAGAGGGCGCAATGC